AATCATCCTTCATAACATTATATGTCTGGAGCTCCTTAGGAACTCTAGTCTCACTGCCTGGCACCTTTTCTCCTACAGATATCTTAAACTATACACGAGACATCTATTAAAGTAAACAATATCCTTCCGAAAGAATATTGAGAGAAAATTTAAACGTTTAGAACTGAAGAACGCAGTTATCAAATCTAAGTGTTAGAGAGATCTCAACGGGATCAGATTCATTATCATAAGTCAGGGTATTAAAGTTAGCACTTGTAATAAATGCTCCTTTCATGTCCCAGAGCTCAACCACGGTTCCGATAGGATCCAGAAGCTTAATCTGGACGTCTCTCTTGTAAAAGTCTGCATATCCTGCACGTCCTGACACAGACTCATAATGGGTTCGCACCCACTCCATCACCTGCTGTGCACCAGAGGGAGCTATTGGGTCATGCAATGTGATTGACATATCACTAAAGGTTAGTCTTCCTGCAAGATATCTCTTTGCATTAATAAAAGGAATCTCCTTCTCTGCAATCGCCATTTGTGGTCTAGCTGCAGTCTTCATTAAAAAGGCATCGATGCCTTCCATAGCAAAAACCCATCGAAATTGTCTCTTAGGCTCAAACTTATTGGGAAGCATGTCTGTTACAGATAGTGTTTCAGCCATTTGTTATTACTCCTGAATCTATTCTTAAGTATCTAGCTTGCATGATTTCTTCTACGCATTTTCAAATGCGTCTCCTGCGTTGGTGACAACAAAGTCAAGTGCAACAAACTCTGCTGTCCTAGTGGGTTGGAGGAATATCTTTCCTCTAAGTGTGTTATTCTCCACATCTGCTTGAGTTGTCGTTGTTGAATCGATTATAACCTTGTATCTATCGAGACCACTTTTCTCCTGTACGCTTTGCAGTATGGGATTAACAAGAGCATTAAATCGATCAAGTGTCTCCTGCCTGTTAGGTTCAAACAATAAGGTATTTGCAACATTTCTAACACTGCGTCGGATGTCAATAAGAAGACGTCTAACATTAACTCTGTCAAGAGAACTTTGTGTGGCCAGAAGAGTCTTCTGTCCAAAGACCATCACGCCAGTGTTGGGGAATGCCACAATGGGGTTAATATCAGCATCATAGAGATCATCCATGTTGGCCTTGTTTAATCCCACCTTAGCGAACAATACATCACCCATGGCGCCTCTGGTGAAGCCAGCAGGAGCAAACCAGGGGTATCCTATCGCATCATTAAGAGAGAATGCCCCAAGAACAGAAACTGAGGGGGGTACCTGAACATTTGTCAAGGTTGTCGGATCAGTTATGACTGTGTCAGGGAAGTAGGCTGCAGCAAAAGATGTATTTAAGCTTCTATTGTTAAATGCCGTCACTGTGTTCTTAACATTTGCGCGGGATGCAGATGATGTTATAACTGTATTGAGCTCATCTCTCTCCTCTACATCCATAATATACATCGCATCAAATCTGCTCTCAACTGTATCAATAGCATAGTCAGAGATTGAGGAGTGTCGCATCCCAGGAATTGCAAGAAGCTTGATGTCAACATCTGCCTTAGTTCCCATGATATCCAGTGCTTTCCGATAGGCAGAGACAGTAGGGCCGCTCTTTCCGCCCTGAAGCGTGGAATCATCCATCTCTCTCTTGGCTGCGACGTTTAGGAGTCTGACCTTATCTTCATTAAAGATGTTGACTCCATCAAACCCTCCCTGGAGGAAGAGAGTGAACTTAGCAAACTTTCTATTTCCCTGTGCATTTAAGTCCGAAATCTTAAAGGCCCGTGTCTTGTTAGCTTCACTTGTCGATATCGATCCGTTTCTCACATAAGAGGCACTGACCCACTCAGTGGTATCTGCAACTCCATCAGAGCCAGTTCGTACCTTTATGCTCTCTAGCGTGAAGATGTTATTATTAAACCTATCACAGTCAAAAACTGTTCCTGCAGCATCTGCCTTTCCAGGATTATTTCCAACAGAGACGTTTCTATTAGATGTCTGGAAGGTCGGGAAGTAAGAAGCCATGCTGTAAAGCGTCTGGTTAATCTCTGTCACCATATTTTTCTTTGAAAGGGACTTCTTCTGTGTGAACTGAACTCCCCAATAAAGTGAGGAGTTGGCCCTAAGGTTGGGTGCGGTTCCCACCTGGAGGCTTTCTCTCACGGGAACTGGAAGCTCCACAGCTCTCTTAAGTACATCAGCCGAGGTTGCAAACCCATACGAGGAAGCATCGCCAATGCCAGCAAGAGGATTGGATCCAGATGTAACAAGGTGATTCGGTCCTCTATATCCTACCGGCAATGCATTGTCTGGGATCTGGTCCGCCTTTAGCTGGTCACTTAATACAACCCTTATGTAGCTAGATTTGGACGGGTGATCTCCACTCACAACGATCTTTTGAGATCCTGCAGGCTGATCAAAATCAAAATACGTCTGCTGATCACCAATAACCCGTGCCACATATCTGTCGGAGGTAGGATCTAGACTAAGACCCCTAAACTCCTCTAGCTTAACCTTAGCCTCATCATAGTCAGAGAATCTTCTTACAACTAAATCAAAGGTTCCAAACAGGTTTGTTGTAGACTTTGAAGGACTAAGATTCTCAATTGAGATCTTAAAGAGGGTATTGCTAAACTTACCATCAGCTATCGCTGCCACTCTAAAGAGATCATATTTGGTGCCACCAAAGTCCTGAGAGATTATGTAAGGTGACAGAGGTGAACCAAATCTATCCTCAAAGCTCTCATAGTTGGGAACCTGGGCAGCTCCTGTGTTTCTAGCTAAAGATCCTGTGGTTAAAAATCCTATTGACTGGTAACGGTCATCACCAGTCTTGTTTTTCGCATAGTCAGATGAAGAGATGACACCGGTACCTGTGACAACTGCGAGGGAGGAGTGGATGTCATATCTAGCATAGAGATAGTGCCCCCTGCTCTCCATGTCATATGGGTTGGTATTTAATACGTTTCCAAAATAATTTGCTGCCTCTATGTCAAAAGATGCTGTAAGCGCACTGGGTGAAGATGCTGTGCCCTTATGACCGTTAAGGAGAAGGGTAAAATCCTGTGTTCTCCTGTCTACTGATCCAGTAATGCTACCGCGCATTCCTAGTGAGAATGCCTCTCCCTCTCGTGCCACATAGGTGCTAGCGGGGGCGCTGCTGTTCGTATCCCAGTTTCCGGAGAGGTGAGCCACCACACCCGACGGTGTCATCAAGACACCTCTCACTATGGGATGAGCTGATGCCGAATGCTGAATATTTGCAGCAGAAAATACTGTGCTACCTAGTGACTCTGACATAAAACAGCCGAGAAAATAGGTTCTGCCTAGTGATCCGCCTGCATTGGCATAGACATTGTTACCCACATTTCCGTTTGCCTGTGGAAGCCTATCTCCAACAACAAACCCGGCATTTGTCACTGCACCAGAGTCAGAGCTTCGCTGCTTTCCATCTCCGGCACCCAAAACCCTGATATATGTCAACGCCTTCGCATTCTTAAGGAATTGAACAACAGCAAGCGGGCCAAATTTCTCTCCATCGGTTGCACCGAATATGAGAGAGAATGTGCTATAGTCTGCTACTGTTACAGGAACAAACGCTGGCCCTTCGTTTGCAGTTCCAATAACGCCAGCTGGGACTCCTACCGGACCAACTGCAGAGGGCTGCGAAAGGTCAATCTCGTTTGTTGAAACGCCTGGACTTCTGAATGTTACCTCAGCCATTTATTTTCTCCAAATCCGTGTCATTAATATCTATCTCCTACTCGAAGCTTACGCCGGCATTCGTGATGATAAAGTCAATTGCAATAAACTCCACAGCCCTCGTGGGAACCACGACTATCTTACCGTTTAGCCTGTTTCCTTCCACATCTTCCTGTGTGTTATTGCTAGAATCCATCACCACCTTGAACTGATCAATTCCTTGCTGGCTTTGAACTGTTGCAAGAAGCGGAGTTACCTGTGAAACAAACCTTGCACGCGTCTCAGGAGTATTAGATTCAAAAACTATCTTATTTGCAACATCTACAACTAGACGTTTTACCTCTAAGAGCATTCGACGAACATTAACTCTATCAAGAGCGCTCTTAGACATCTGCAAAGTTTTCTGTCCAAAGATTACAAATCCTGCACGTGGGAATGTCGCGATCGGATTAATTCTAGCATCGTAAAGTTCATCTCTATCCGACTGATTTAGCCTCACCTTTACGTTAGTCACAAAATCAAGAGCAGCTCTATTAAATCCTGCTGGTGCAAACCAGGGGTAAGCAATGCTATCATTATATGCCAAAGCACCTATAACAGCGATTGAAGCTGGGACTGCGACGATCGTATTGTTCTCCTCATCGTCAATCGATACATCAGGAAAATAGGTGGCCGAATAATTGTTATCTAGAGCTCGAGATTCAAGCTGCTCTAGAGTCTTAGTTACGTTAGGCACACCAGAGCTTCCAAACAGCCTGTTGGTATCCTTATCATATGCCGGTAAATCCTGAATGTAGAATGCCTTGGAATAATCAAGGAGACGCTCATGAACAAAGTCTGTGAGTGCTCCGTCTCTAATTCCAGGAATCATAAGGATGTTTACTCGTGATACCATCGGATCTGTTAGAATTCTCGCTGCTGTCCTATAAGATGCAACAATATTGCTTTTCTCTCCCGCTCCAAACTGATTATTGGTGCTTAACCCTATGTCTAGCGGACTTCCATCAGGAGAGGCGGGTGGGCTAGATATTGAAGCCATGCCAGCTGAGTCAGAAGACGACGCCTTGTCATCCATTTGAGCCATGTTAGCATCTAAAATGTTTACTCCATTAAATCCACCATACATAAAGTTGGTAAACTTAGTGTATTCAGTAAATTTGTTAAAGTAGACTGAAGATGTCATCGCTGCCACAGAGGCTAGCGTAATTCTGTTTCCTCTCTTAACATCCTCTGAGACTGTATAGTTTACAGCATCAGGTCTTCCGTTTCTAATATAAGCAGATCCGAGAATGTGCTCCTTAGCAGTTCCTGTAAGAACTGTATTGGCTGTCTTAGCAAGATCAGCGACCCCATCTGTGGTCGCAATCACGTTGGGCAGTGCGACTCGAGCTAGGGTGAACTTATTATTATTAAACTCATCTGCACCGGCACCGGTCACCAGCGTATCTAGCTTTAAGATACCAAGAAACTTTGTGTATTGCTCAATGAGCGGATTCGGTATGCTTGATGCATTGGGATTTAGAAGAGCATCCGCCATCGAGCTGGTCTTAGGAACTCTCTCAAACTTAGTTCCCCAGTAAAGTCTGCTATCCACCCTCTCATCACTTCCCGGAGAACCCTTGTAGCTACCAGAGAACATGGCGCCTCTTGTCACCTTAAATCGGAAAGGAACAGGGGGCAAGATAGAGGAACTAAGATGTGTGTAGTGGGAGAGGTGACCACTAGTGCCAGTGACATACCCTAGCCTCTTAACTGCAGTACCACCAAGCTCAGCATATGTTCCTACCAGCGCTGTCGTCAGACTGTCGGTGAGCGTGTCTGTTGTCTTAAGAGATGGAAATCCTCTAAACCCGAACGGTAGAGCTGATTCTGGAACATCAGCCTCATACACTGCGTTGCTCATCACAACACGTATCCTAGAAGAAACATTGGGATACTTTCCAGAGACCACCACCTTTCTCTCATCTACACTCTCTGCGTCAAAGTTATACTCCGCCTTGTAGTCGCCTATCTTCTTAGCGATAAAATCACTATCATTAGGATTAAGCGTACAATTAGAATATCTCTCTACGATGCCTGTATCAGTATCAGTATCACCAAACTCTCTAACCTCAACTGAAAAGGTTCCGTAGCTGCTCTTGGGATCAGTAGATTTTCTTACATTTGAAATAGAGATCTTATACTTAGAATTAGCCACTTCACCGTCAGAGATTGTTTCAAAATAGAAAAGATTGTTCTCAGACTTTCCGTAAGGCTGAGAGATAAACCACGTCGTTTTAGGTGTGGTGTATCTCGTGTCAAATCTGCCAAAGGACTCAAGGTAGCTTATTGAGGTGATTCCGGACGATTCATTTGTGCTAAGCGTTCCA